AGAAGTTACTGCATCATCTGGTACAACTATTACTACTATGACACGTGACATAGAAGGTAGACATCTTACTGACCCTGACCATGCTGATGGTACTACAGTACGTATGTCAGTTATAAAAGAAATGTTTGAAGATGTACATGACAGAATTGATGGAGGTCTTGTTAATAAAAATTTATTTAGAAATGGAAATTGTTTATCAAAAAATAACTCTGAACCAGCGGCTGGAAGTATTACTCAAACTAGTAGCTATCAACAAGCAGCTATAGATTGTTGGTATACTAAACATGATGGCTCATCTACTGTAAGCGTACAAGAAATTGTTGGTGAATCTCCTCATAGTGCGGATGATAGACCTTTTGATAGCCCTCATAGAGCTTTAAATATAAGTTCTTCTGGTAATTTAGACACTACTTTTGTAGTACAACCTATAGCTCAACAACCTTTATTATACAGAAGAACAATGACATTAAGTTGTTGGTTTAAATCTGATTCAATTAGTAAACCTAAAATAAAAGGACATTTTTCATATAATTACCAAATTGGTGACACTAGCAGTGGAGGTGGTGAGTTAGGAACTGAAATGATTGCTTCTAATACTTGGCAACAGTTTAAAGTTACTTTTCAATGGGACCCTGGAACATATGGTAATGGTGTAAACATGTCAAGTTTTGCTGATGGTGAAGAAGGTGTTTTTGGTTTTAAAATAAGTCAAGGTACTGGAACAGGTGGCAGTATTAAATTAACTGGTATGAAGTTAGAACTTGGAAGTGTTGCTACAAGAAATGTAGAAGTTAGAGAAGAAGAAACTGCTAAGTGTGAAAAGTTTTTAAAAAGATATGGAAGTAATTTCGCTGACTTTTCAAATGATTGTGTTATTGCTACTGGTGTAGCTACATCAACTACAACTTACAAAGTATTTATGCCTGCAACACCTATGTGGACTAATTATTTTGCTAATATAGATATTTCATTAGTAGGTACTTTAGAAGTAGCAGGTGTTAGTTCTGGTCACGCAGAAGATATAACAACTATAACAATTCCTAGCTATGGTGGTACTAGTGGTCAATCTATGATGCATTCTTTTATGATAGAAATAACTGGTGCAATTAGTAGTGGTACGTTTACTGCTGGTGAATTTGTAGAATTAAGGTCTTCTAACAATCGTGGTTTTATACAAGTTGATGCAGAAAGTGCTTTGTTAAGCGGATGAGCATGTTATTAATGCTTAAAGAAGGTGGTAGTCTAGGTATAGATGGACCTGGAGTAAACGAAGATATAGATTTATTACCAGAATCTGGTGCTAATGGAAAACTTACACTTATAGAAACAAAAACAATTTCTGTAGATACTGCTGAATTTGAGTTTGATAACTTACAGGGAGATACATATAATACACATCACATTATTGGTGAGTTACCTGTATCTGGTACTGATGGTAGCCAATATGAAATAAGAATACAATACACTGTAGGTGGTACACGAATTACATCTGGCAATCAATACAATCATAGATTTGTACAAATTAAAGCAGGCTCTGGTTCAAGAAACACACGTGCAAGTAACGCTAACTATCACCTTGCTAGAGAACAATTTGATGATGCTGCTTCTGAAAAAAGTTTTAACTTTAACAATGTTATACATAATTTAGGAAGTTCAACATTAAAAACAATTACAGAGTTTAGAGGTTCTTCACATGCTGGTGCTACTACAAGTAGGCAATCATTAGGTGGTTTTTTCTTTAAACAATCAGGACCTGTAGAAAAAATACATTTTTATACAACTGCTACTAATGGTTTTAGAGCAGGTGCAAGACTTTCATTATATGGATATGCAGAATAATGTCAGGAAAATTAGAATTAGTTAATACCTTTACAGGTTCAAGCGTAAGTTCACTTAATCTTAATGGATGTTTTACAGATACTTATGAGTATTATGATGTATTTTTAAGAGGTTTACAAAATGCAGATGGTTCTAATCCTAGACCAACAATTAAAATATTAGATGATTCTAATGCAGAATTAGGTGCTGGTAACTATGACTATGCTTCTTTTGAATTAGGTGATACCGGTGGTATTACAGATAATAATCAAAACTCTGACCAAGATAGTAGTGTTTTAATAATGGTAGACAGTGGATTTCAACATGATTTACAAGCACATTTAAAAGTTTTTAATCCACGAAGTACAACATTATATAAATACATTTGGGCAGCATGCAATAGTGATGCAGGGTATAACAAAGTAGGAACAATGGTTAAAACAACAACTGCTGCAGGTGGTTTAAAACTGGAAACTGCTGGTACATTTAGTCAAATACATGCATCAGTATATGGAGTAAAACACGAATGAGTGCAAATAAATTAGAATTAATACAATCAGTAGAAATTACAAGTCCTACAACTACAGTCACATTAGGTGGAACTGACTGGGTAAATACATACGATAGTTACAAAGTTATTATAACAGGAGTAACTATAGACGCTGCAGAAGAAATACACATGCATTATTTAGATTCCTCTAATGCACAAGTAACTTCAAACTATAATTTTTCATTTCAACGTTCATCAGTAAGTACAACATCTACAGAAACAACCGTTAAAGGTTCTGGTGCTAATGATGTAGAGATTGGCGAAACAGGTACAGGTACAGGCGCAAGTTTTAACTGTGAATTACTATTACAAGATTTTAATGACGCTGGTAAGTTATCTTCTGGCATGATGGATATTGTATTTCAAAATGCTAGTGGTGAAGTATCAACAGAAACTGGTGGTTTTTTTAACACAACTGCAGCATTACATAAAGGCTTACAGTTTGAAGTAGAAACTGGAGATAATTTTACTGCAGGAAGATTTACTTTATACGGTATTGGTTCATAGTTCTGTGTTATAATGTCAGCTATGGAATTTTTAGCAGGATTAATACTCGGATATTTTTTAAAAAAATTTACTACATGGTTAGATGTTCTTGCGCAGCCTAAAATACCATCACACTATAAAGAAGATGACTGGGATTGGATAGCTTAAATGACAAATCATGGCTATACACAAAAGGAGTTACTTAATATGGTCATTGATAGACTCGATAAAATTGAAGAAAAACTAGATGCTAAACTAGATAAAGCAGAGTTTTACAAAGTATTAACGCTACTCGTAGCACTAGGTGGAGTTGTTGCAGCGATTGTAATGTAATGCTGCGAGTTTTATTCGCAGTTATATTACTGCTTCCATTACCTTTATATGCTAATGAAAACGATACAACTACTACTACCACTACTGTACCTACTAGCACTACTACTACTATCCCAGGAGAAACAGAGGAAGTAGAAACTTTTGATGGTCCTTTAGAAGAAGAAACTGAAGAATTAGAAAAAGAAACTACTACAACTACTACTACATCTACTACAAGTACTACAACTACTATACCTACTTACGAACAATCTACAGATATAGAATTACCTGTAGATGAATTAGACCTAGATGGTAATGAAATAGAAAATAATATTGTTATTAATAATCATTATGATGGTCAGTTTGGTTGTACAGATTTTTGTATGAACTTGCATTATTTGCAACATGGAAATGATAGTGAGGACTATACATTTATATTACCTGAAACAACAACAGTAGATGAAGAAGAATTAGAAATAGATATATACGAAGTAGGTTTTACTATAGGTGCATTAAATAATGAAAGCACAGTTACATATACACATAAAGATGAAACTATACAAGAAAATGTAGTAGATGCACAAAGCAATTCTAATTTAGAAACTATGCTTGAAACAGTTGTTTACAATATATACGATACTTTAGATACATTTATAGAAAGTTTTACACTTACAATTAATGACTGGTCATTATTAGATGACATATCTTTTAAATATGTTATGCCTACAACAACTACAACTACTACAACAACTACAACTACTTTACCTCCACCACCACCTGAGCCACCTAAACCACCACCTCCACCACCTGAACCTGAAATGTTTGTCGTAGTTTTAGATGATGGTACAGAAGCTGAATATCAAGAACATGAAATAGAAGATGGCACAGTAGAACGTGATAATGAACGTAAAGCTAATGAAGATAAATTTGGTTGTTATATGACTGATGCACAGATAGAACGTGGAGATTGTGATATTATGGAAGAAGATGAGTTACACGAAGAGATACCACGAGGAGATACAAGAGATACCGAAACAGAGTTTTTTGAAGATGATGATATGGTACTTCAAGTGGTCGATAAAAATGAAGATACAGATATTAAAGATGAATTTGTTATCGAAACTACCAAAAAAGATATTATTGAAGAGGAAATCGAGATTGACGTTAAGGAACTTGAAGAAGAATTTTCATTTGATGAAACAGAATTTACGTTTGAAGATATTCCAGAAGTAATAATTATAGAAGAGGATGAAGATATTGATGATTGGGATACAGAATTTGAAGAAGAACTTGATACTGATGAGGCCGAAATTTTACCTGAGATTATTGATGAGAAAATTTTGGATGAACCAATACAGGAAGATGTTGTAGAAGAACCTATAAAACTTACTGAAGAAGAAGTTATTGTTGAGGTTGAAGAAGTTGAAAATATTGTTGAAGACATTATTATTGAAGAAGTTACAACTGATGAAGTTATAGAAGTACTCGAAGAAGTTAATGACATTGGTGTACAAAACTTATCCCAAGCCACAGAAGAAACACAGGTGGTCATACAGGCTGTAGTTGAGGAAGCTATAGAGGATGTAGAAGAACTTACTGAAGAACAAGTAGAAGTAGTTGCGGAGGTATTACAAGTTGAAACTAAAGACGTTGAAATTATTGCAGAGGTTGTTAAATCAGACGAATTAGTTGCAGAAGCTGTAGAAGAATACGTAGAACGAGCTGTAGAAAATGCAGACGTAGAAGACTATACACTAGCTGATGTTGTTACAGAGGTACAATACGAAGCATTTATAGAGAATCCATTAGAAGTATTAATAGACCTTGACAATATAACAGACATAAACCTTTCTAATATATCTAATGATATGACACAAGACCAGAAGGAAAAAGCACAAGAAGTTGTAGTCCCAGTTATTCTGACTAGAATAGCTAGCATGGCAGCTTTTGTATTTAGGAGAAGCTTATGATAAAAAAATTATGGTCGTGGGTAGTAGAAGCAATAAAAGAAACATTAAACCTTAGTTGGACTTTGGTTGGTTTAGTTATTGCTACACTTACATTAACTGGTTCTGCACAGCAAATAACTGGTTTAGCTACTATAATTACACTATGTATATGGTTACTTACTATAGGATTTAGAAAGTAATGTGTATGGTAAACGTTAAAGAAGACGGTTCTTTTACACAAATATGTAACTGTAAACATGGAAGCAGTAATTGTAAGGAGAAGTAATGTCTGTACCAGAACGTGTTAAAACACAAATGAAAAAAAATGGGTTAAAAGGTGTTAACAAACCTAAACGTACACCTAATCATAAAACTAAATCACATGTTGTTATGGCTAAAGAAGGTAATACGTATAAGTTAATTAGATTTGGGCAACAAGGCGTTAAAGGTGCTGGAAAAAATCCTAAATCTAAAAAAGATAAAGCAAGAAAAAAATCATATTATGCAAGACATAATGCACAAGGTAAACCTAAATCTAAATTGTCTGCAAAGTATTGGTCACATAAGGTAAAGTGGTAGTATGCCAAAAGGTAAAAAAGGTTATTCAAAAAAACAAAAAGTTATAGCTAAATTAGCTCCGCCTTTTGACGTTTTAAATGAAAAAGATTTTGCTGTATTAAGAAAGCGAAAGAAAAATGGATGAAGATAATACTTATTCAGGAAATCCTAATTGGCCAGGTGATGATTGATGGCTAAAAGTGTAAGTTGGATGTGGAAGGGTAAAAGATATTATGGTACGCTCATTAGAGAAACTAAAACACATAAATTTGCCAGAACTAAGAATGGCAAGATTAAAAAGATAAGGAAGAAATAATGCCTCCTAAGAAAAAACCTAAAAGAAAACCTATTAATGCTAAAACAAAAGCTGCTTTACAAAAGAAAGCTGCTAATTCTAAATATACTTATGGACAATTGGCACAAGTGTACCGTAGAGGTCAAGGTGCTTATTTATCTTCTGGCTCTAAATCCTCTAGCATGGCTGCTTGGGCTATGGGTAGAGTAAATAGTTTTATTAAAGGTGGACATTCTCAAGATAACGATATTAAAAGAGGTAAGAAGTCCAGTGCCAAAAAGAAAAAAAAGTAGACGTAAAGTTAAATACGAGAAAGGCGTACCTGCTAAGTATCTTGCTAACAAAAAAAATTCTAAATCATCAGTTGCTAAAGAAATTAAACGTACTGCTGCAGCATATAAAGCAGGTAAATACATTGACCTTAAAGCTGTGCAAAAAAGCCGTGCAACAAAGAAGAAGAAATAATGCACAATTTACCTGGAGCATACGTTGTCAATAGCCCTAAGCCTGGACAGTACTGCAATAATTGTTTGCACTACCTTAATAATTATTGTACTAAATTTATTGAAGAAGTAGCACCATATGGTTGGTGCAAAGTATGGCAAGGAGTTCAATATGAAGTATGAAGTATTAAGAATAAGTAGTGGTAAAGACTCTACATCAGGTATGTTATTTGAAATAAACAATGGTAAACGTACATTTTTAGCATACACATTAGAAGATGAACAAAGAGATGTAAAAGTCTGGGGTGAAACAAGAATACCTGCAGGTACTTACAAGTTAGAGCTACGTACTGAAGGTGGATTCCATACTAGATATAGTGGTAAATACGGTGCTATGCACAAGGGTATGATACATGTGCAGGATGTTCCAGGTTTTGAGTATATCTTATGGCATACAGGCAATACTGATGAGCATACTGCTGGTTGTCTTATACTTGGTAACACACAGACTAACAACCGTATAGCTAAAGACGGTTTTATCGGCAGTAGCGTTGATGCATATAAGTTTGTATATCCACGTGTTGCTGCAGCTATAGAAGCTGGATTAGATGTAGAAGTGACATACATTGACTATGATGGTGACATACAAGAATCTACACAAGAACCTGTTAAAGATGACATTATGGAAAAATTACAAGAGATTAGTGGTGAAGTCCAAATTTTATCTGCTAAACTAGACGGCAGGAATATAGTATGATACCTTTTAAAAAAAGTAAAAAACTTTATGATGACCTAGATACTGGTGGATATGAAGAAGGTCCTGACTTAACACCTACTGGTGGTGAATATGACCCTTCTCAAGGTGATAAATTAAAACGTAAACAACAACTTGATGATTTGTTAAGTGGTAATCCTAATGCATTTATTGATGAAAAATTAACAAGTTCTGTTACTACTGGTGGACAAGACCCAAATTTGTTAAAACAATTAGGTCCTGTTGGTGATTTTGATGCAGTAGTATTTGAAGCAGAACAATCTAAGATGGTAGGTTCAATGGAAGCTGAATTAGATGTATTAAAGAAAACAGCTGCAAACTTACCTACTGCAGATTTAGATTTAGAAATGGGTGCAATAGAAACAGAAAGATTTGAACGTGCTGCTCGTCAACAAAAAGTTGCTAAAAAATTAGGTAAACCAGTTAAAAAAGTTCAAGTAAGTAAAACACCTGATGAGTTTAAAGGATTTACTGTTAGAGGATATTTTGAAGATAAAGTTGCAGAACTTGAAGGTCAAATAGAAATAGAAAAACAAACAATGGGTACATCATATGAACAACAAGAACGTATAAAAAACTTAGAACAAAGGTCAATAGATATAGACCCAGTAGATAAAGAACTTACATTAAGTGATGATGCTATGTTAAAACGTGCTAGTAAAGGTTCAAAATCAAATATTGTTAATGTTGGCGGTGAAGATATTGCTAGACCAAGACAAGATTTAGCTGCTCCTCTTAATCAAGTAAGTAAAAGAACAGCAGATACTGGTGATATTAACAAAGGTCTTGGAACTAAACCTGCTTTTGTACAAGATATCAAAAATCAACCAGTTTATGATATAAAAGGTAAGCCTACTGGTGAGTCAAGATATGATAAACTTACTAGATTAGGTGGTGGACCTAGAACAAAAAAGACAGCAGAACTTATAGAAAAAATGCGTTCTACGTCACAAGTACCTCAACCTGCACCTATTACAGGATTAGAAGCTCCAGATACTCCTCCTGCTAAACCACCTGCAAATCTTGGTGCAACAGATAGAACAAGAGCTAAATTTAAATCTAAATATGGTGGAGGTAATGTAGCTAGAGGTTCTAAGAATGTTAAAGCTACAGATTTACCGTCATCTGTACTTGAACAGTCAGATGAATATAAAAAAGTATATGGTAATGCTATATCAAAAGGATTAGATGATGTTACTGCAGCAGCAATTGCATTAAAAGCAACTAAAGCTGCTAAAAATTTATTTAAAAAGAATCCTGCATTAATGCCTATAACAGAGTTTTATAGTCCTCTTAAAAAAGCATTAGATGATATCAATAAAAAACAGGACTATACTAGATAATGTTTGAGAAATCAAAAAGAAAACGTAACCAAGATGGTACATTTAAAAAGGATGTAGCGTGGACACCTTGGTCTGAATCATGGAGTTATAAAATGAGTGATGAGTTAAAAGGAATGTTAAACAAAACTGTTTGGACATTTATTGAGGCTTTCATTGGTGCATTAACAGTTGCTCCACTTGTAGGTGTAGATGCTAGTGCAGTGCAATTAGCAGCTATGTCTGGTGCAGGTGCAGCGTTAGTAGTTGTTAAAGAATTTGCTAAAAAACAAATATCAACACCAGCTAAAGTGAGTAAGTAATGTACGGCAATGTACGTGGTAATGTAAAATTAATTACAGGTGCAGGTAAGTATGGTGGTTATCGTGGTGATATCTTATCAGCAGCGCAAGCAGAAAAAGTTGCTCGTGGTATGAGTGGTGGTCGTATAGGAGCTGAAGCAATTACTTTTGAAGGTTATAAAGACCATATACTTACTAATTTAAAACCTGGTGTGATGAAACAAGCAAATCCAAAAACAAAATCTAAACGTAAACTACCTAAAGGTAGAGTAAAACCTACGATAAAATCATGGGAAGATAGAAACGTATCTAATCGTGGAAGTAAGTTAAATCCATAATGCCTGGTCATTACGATAAAGTAGGTCAAGGATACGCAGGTCTTGGTAAACAAGAACTTAAAAAGCGTATGAAACAACATAAAGCTATACGTGATAAAGCATTAGGTAAAAGTATTGACGCAGATAAATTGTATAAAGAAATGGGTAAACTAATAGGACAGTTTGGTTCTGAAAAAGGTTTTCCTACTGATGCTGCGTACAGAACACTTGACCAAGCATTTGTTACTAGACAAGCACAACTTAATAAAGCTGTACAATTTAATAAGGGACTTAAAAAACTAGGTCTTAATAAATAATGGCTGAATGGCCACCTGTACAATATCCTTGGGAGATTAAACCTCAAGTTTATGGACCTTATCAACAAAAGAAAATAAATAAAAGGTCTAGTGGTGCTACTGTAAGTGGACTAGGTAAACGACCAGCTATATCAAAAGAATCTAAATTAGTTACTAAACAACCATTTTATAATAAAGGTACTACTGCTAAAAGAATGACATCATCTATTACATCAGCACCTATGAAATATAGTCGAGGATTATCTAACGTTAGTACAAGTAGTGGTGGTTGGTTTCGTAAAGCAGGACCTATTAAAACACCACCTGTCATATTTAAAAACATAGGTACTGGTAAAGGACCTAGTACAAAAGATTATGTTAAAAAACAAGCAGGACCATCTACTTTAGCTAGACGTGGAGTAGTTAACCCATTTAATGTACGTGGTGGTAGCGGTGGTGGATTTCATAAGTAACGTCCATAGTTTCATCTGGCCCATTCATAATTAAAAAACTTTAATCAATTATAATCTGTACTATTTATTACCCATCTACTGTTAGGTATTCTCCAGCTGGCATATCCCATGTAGCCATTACATCTCGCCATCTAAATCTATCAGCTTCTACTGAACCGTGATAAACAAGATTAGCTATAATCATAAACAATGATTTGGTACATGCACTTTTATTAAAGAATGTTTTTACTTTACCTATGGTGCTAGATTCACACATAATCATAACTTTTTCTATGTAATCTAATGTACGTTGTGTAACTTCTCCATGGTCAGTCTTAAGTGCTGGCCTCATAGCATGTTCTAAGTTATAAAGCTGTTCACCTGTAGCTAGTCTTATACCTCTGGGACATAACTTACTTTTTCTTATCGTGTCCATATCGTGAGATAACTTCATACTTATATCAAGAGTTTCTCTGTCAATATGAAATGATAACCATATAGGTTTATTCTTGTTTGTTACACCTAATAACCTACGACCTCCAAATGTATTTGCTTCACTTGCAAGTTTCTCTTTATTTGCTGACCATAATCTAAACTTATAGTTAGATTCATTAGGTGTTAATGCCTGTCTTTCTTTTGCATTAGGAAATGCTTGAAACTTTGTATTATATACCATTATTCCTCCTCTAATTCTTCATCCAAATCATCTAATATAGGTTCATCTAAGTACCAATTAAACAATTTATTATGGTGTTTTACAATCATTCTTCTTCTTTATTAGCCATTTCTTCACGCATACTTTGTATATCTATACCAGCTACAGTTGCAATCAACGTAGTGTTCTGTGTTATTCTGCTGTCAAGCAATGATAATGTATCAGATATTGTTTTAAGTGCGTATGTTAGTTCTTCTAGCCTATCTTTCTTTGCCATTATTCCTCCTCTAATTGTGCTAAATGAAAGTTATAATCTATAACAAATTTGTCCATTAATTTTCTCAATGCGTACATATCAGGTGGTACGTTAAATGTATCACTGCCACATGCTTTATCAAATTGTTTTGCCCATACTTTCATATATTTAGGATTAGTAAATATATTTATTTTACTTATGTCAATCCTTTGTTTACTCATCTATGTCATCCATTTCTACTGTTAATCTATCAATACAATCATTACAATATTTAACTAATGTAAAGTCTGTAATGTATGCAACACCACATAGTTCGCATACAAGATTTAACAATTTATCTATTTGTTTTCTGAATCGTTTGTTTGTGTTAGACCATGTCATCTACATGACCCCATACCTTCTCACAGTATTCGCAGAATACTTGGTCAGTAACTACGCATACTTTCTCTAGTTTGTATCCACAACATTTCATTATTAGTTCCTTTCCAACAATGTTTACTACTGTTCCAATGATGCCAACCATCATTGTAAACTAACCAGGCAGCGACTGCTGTACTTGTTTCTGTGTTAGTTCTATCTTCTATTATACCTAGCTTAGGTGTTAACCATGCCCAGGTATCATCATTAAACTGCCAGAGTCCAACATCTTGTGTACCGTTAGTATTATTACCGACTGCTTCAGCTTTACCTGAGCTTTCGCAGTATATAATACCTAAAGCACGCAAGATGTCTTTCTCTTTAAAATATCTTTGTACAAGTTCTGTATGTTCCAGCACGTACTCTACTTTGTTAGCAGTGTCGTAACAGTCCTTGAACTCAGATATATTGTCAGTTGTAAGTAACAGTGGCACTAAACAACCGACAAATACTTCTATCATTAGCTAATGGCAGCAGTTGTTGTAGGTATTTTAGTACAAAAGTAATGTACTAACCCACGTTTTTTACTAGGTAATGTAGTAATTTCATAACCTTCCTGCCTAAGATTATGTATTATTCCACCAAATCTGTGGCAGTGTAACTCTGCTACAAACTCCCAGTTACTTATTGGTTCATCATTCATAAACTCTGTTAATGCCCAAGCAACTAACTGTGTTTTACTTTTAATAAACCTAGGTATTTCTTTACCTCTAAAATATTCTGGTATCATTTTATTCCCCACTCCTCTGGTATATCACTGTTGTCTAACCACCATGACTTACGCCACTTGCCTGTATGCTGTGGACATTCTTCTGGTGTCTTTCCTGAACAAGTAAAGTCTGGACTTTTATCTGTACGTTTTGTTTTACGATTATCCCAAACCATTAACTTGTTAGGACAGGGACACTTAAGGTCATCCCTGTACTTATTTTGTTTTTCCATTTTCTGAACTACCTCTCCGACTAGACCTTCAGGGGTTTGTAACCCATCTGTCTTGTCTGTGCTTTCCATACCTACTGTAGATAGTTTGTCTTCTAATGATAGCTGATTAAACTGTTCTTCAGTATATTCTTCAGGCATATCTACAAGTTTCTCTATCATATTTAGGTATTTATCTAGTTGCTTATCAGACCATAGTGATTTATCAGCAGGAAACTTCATGGTAGTAGCATATTTGTTTGCACTACCAATAATCTTATTAAGTGTTTCCTTACTCTGTACGTCACTTGTTATTGCAGCAACTGTCTGCGCTATAAATGCTACGTCTTGCATTAGAAAGGTGCTTCTTTTGCGTCCTCTTTAGGTGTACCTACCTCCACATCTTGTGCAACTATACTATCCATGATGTCATTCATGCGTTGTATGTCTTCTTTAGTAGGTTTGTTTTCTTTCTTACGCATATCTACCTTGGTAACTTCTACCTTTGCATCTGCATCGGCCATGTCTTGTGTGTAACCATCAGGCGCTACTGCTGTAGCTTCTTCTTCTGACTGTTTAGAACCTGACCAAAGTTCTACACCTAGACCAAAGCGCATACATGCACGCTTAAATGCATCAGACTCTGCATCCTTTAGGTTAGTACCATCATTAAACTTGGCATTTCCTAGCTTGAATGTATCAACATCACCGAAACCATCATAGCTACCCATACCTTCTATGGTAATAGTACCTTTAGCACCTACTATGCGTTTTTCTCCGTTAAATGTACCATATACAGCTTCACATTGCCATGTGTACTTAACTCCACTGTCCCTCAAACGCTCTACATACAATGCGTGTGGAACATAATCACCGAACTTACCTGCTGGTGCTTTACGAACTACCTCCTGTGGAAATGGAGATAGCAAGTCAACGTTATTTGCCATAACATTCCTTTCTTTATATATCGTATACGTTTGTAATACAAAAGTAAAAACAAACGTATGCGATAGTTATTCTTCTTCTAAGTCTAATAGACTACGAAGATTAGTGACACCTCTTTCTAAAGGTATCATCTTAATACTATCGTTTTTGTTTCTTAGTATAAAGTATGGTCGACTACTTAGTCCACTGTATTCTATACCAATCAATGTCCATTTAGACTTGACAATACTATCTGTCATAATTGTATTATATATATATTCTTTATTGATTACCAAGTTTTACCAAATATTCTGCAGTTACTCCATGCTTTGGTTTAGCAAAGAGTAACCACTGGCACGGTCTGCCCATACTAGCTAGTTGTTCTAGTGCGTATGTGTTGTAGCTTTCTGTGCTGCCATTCACCCACAATCTTACGTCATTAACGTACATAGTTGTAGGTGTATGAAAATGTCCTGCTATTGCATAGTCAAAGTCTGGCATAAGACCTCTGCTGGCCAATGCTTTCCAACCTAGTAGCTTCTTACCAAAGCCATACCATGGGAATCCTGAATGTCCCCTGATATTATCTCCATGCCATACAAAGAACTTACATCCTTCACCGACATCTGCAATATCGAACCAATGGTTATCACCTGTACTATCAGGTATTGTCCATGTCATACGTTTTTCTTTTTCATATGTCATTGACATTATTTTTCCTAGCATTCTATCTGCATTGGAATCTGGATGGTAGTCTTTCCTTGCACGGCCTCCAAGGCTGCCATGATTACCTATCACCCAATGTACATCTACTTCTGCAAAATTAGCTAACAATATGTCAAAGAACTTTGTCAATATTCTAGGTCCATCAATTGTTACTTGGTTATATAACGATGCATCAATAAGATGTGTTTGACCAGGAAATATTAGTTCACCTTCTACAATGTCACCTGCAGCTAATACTACGCATTTGTTTACTGGATGTGCAGAACGTTGAACATTTGACAATTCAACTATTTTATTTGCATATTCAATAACACGTTCTTCAGCTACCTGTGTGTTATAATCAGGCGTTACTTTAGCTAGCTGTACATCAGACAGTACTGCTACTGCAACCTCCTCATTTTTACTTCGTTTATGTACCTTTGGTTTAGGTATCTTAGGTTTATCCCAGGTCCTGAGATTAGTAGCAACTGCCTCATATACAGCGTCTATCATGTCAGCTTTTTTATTTTTAGCTTTCTCTAATTGACGTAGTAATCTAAGGTTATCTGCTTTAAGTTCACGTATCTTTGTTGATTCAGCTTCTGCTAATAATTTTTCTATTTCTTTATTAGTTGCCATGCTGTTCTTTAAGGTTCAAGAAATGATTACGTACTGCTGTTTCACTTATTTTAATACCATATTCATCACGTAATATTCTATGTACTACATATGGTTTAATAGGTCTACCAGCAATAATCCTTTCTTCTATACCATCCCAGAATGGCTTAGCTTCGTCAGTTATTCTTTCGAATACACGGCTAGTCTTTCCTGTTTCTGCTTCAGTCAACAGGCTTTCAATCTCTTTCATAGGTTTCATTATAACCATAGAGTCTGAGTATTCAAGGACCTCTGCAGGGTAAGCACTGAGTGACGCTACGAGGAACGCCAATGCCGAAAGGTTAGCTTGAGGCGTCAGTATTTTCTAGGCAAGGACGAAGTGAGAAGCGGTGTGCTGGACAGGCAGAGGGACGTAGGTATGCGTAGTAGTGTTCACTATGGGTTGATTGTTGACATTTATGAGGTTATCTAACCTGTTGCAGGTTCTCCCTGCACTCTATTCTACTACTAAACACAGCTTTAATTAGTGGAAAGGAACACTAACTGTCTTTCGACATTACTGTATTCCATACCACTATAGCACTTGGTTTAGTTTAAGTGCGTGTTCCTTTACTTCCTCAATATCTTTGAGGTTAATTATTTTATGTTGTGTACATAATTGATAGCATTCTTGTAATAAGTTATAGCCACTTGAGTGTCTACCTACACCAAAAACATGCATATCTGATACCCAGATTCTACGTGCTGGCATTGTAGATAACCAACGTAATGCTGGACCATCTATTACATTGCCACCTCCAGACCAATTATCTAGTTGTTCTTCTGTTACACGCATACCATTCTTAGCAATAATACGTAATGTACCTGAGTTACCCCAGCCATTATACATAGCTATGTTTACAGCAGGTAACAATTGCATTACCTCTAGTATGTCATCACCATTGAATGACATAGAACCTGATGCATCTATCAATATAGTGCCACCTTTTACATTAATTTTTTGTTTAAATATTTGTTTGTCGATACAATATCTATTAATGTATTTAGGATTGTAACCATAATCTGATGGTCTGTATTCTCTACCTTGTTTCAATCTACCTTTCAAGTTCACTGACAAAGGCGGTTCATGTATAGTCATATCACCCCATTCACCTATGCCATTGCTACTATTGTATGTCATTTTATCTACAAGGTCTTTACGCATACGTCTTTCTAGCTGCTCAACAGCATCACCTGTACTAGAAGATTCAATTGCGTCCCCTTCAGATTCTTCGTCTTCACCCTCTTCACCTTCAGTTTCTGGTGCAGGTGGTGGTGCTTTGACTTCTTCTGGTTTAGGTTTATCCATAAACTCAGCAAGTATTGCAGATAGTTTTTCTGCATACTTTTGAACTTTACGATAACTAGGCAATTGATTCCATGCATGATTAGTTAACATACTTATGAATTTCATAGCAGTTTGTTTAGCAAATCTAAGTTGCGATTTACGTAACTCAGATATCTCATTTGAATCTATTGCTTCTTGAAATACATCAAGTATATCTTGATACATATCTGTATTAACCATTACAGACCTAGCACCACTAGACCTTTTGTTCGAGTATGCTGCAAGAGTATACAATATTAAGTCAGTAATACTAGCTGTCATAATTAGTCTATGAGTTTTAGATAGCATTTCTTCTCTACACAATATGTAATCATCTATTGGCAAATCGTGATAAGCCAGTAGATAATTAATACGTACTTCTTCTAGTGCATGTATAGCTTCTACACGTGTACCACGTAATAATTTACCCATAGTTTTAGGTGACCATTTAGCATGGCCTAACTCGTGTCTACGTATCATACGACTATGATTGACACCACAATATTCACAATCTCTATCCATAGGAACATACATCTGTTTGTTTAGATTATCTGTTCTTGGTTGTGGGTCGTGTTCTGTGGTTTCCATCACATGCCACTTATCACCAGTAACTATCTCTGGGTAAGGGTATGCTCTTTTGTCTTGCATTAGTCTGCCTTGCTTAGAAGTATTGCATCTGTAAGTTCTTCTGAGTTCTCACCAAAGACTAATTTACCTGCAGTTTCTGGGGTAAATCCTTTTTCTTGTAACTGAAAGAACTCTGACCATGCACGTACAGATATCCTATCTTCTGGGTCTTCTACCATAGTTGTATCGGTAATAACACCATGCCATTCCTCTGGGAATTGTTCCATTGCTTTTGGATGTATTGAATCGACATAAATTTTTACAGGAAATCTATCCTTCAACGCAAGTGGCAATGACTCAGGTGGACTGTTAGTAGTAGCTACGACTTGAAAGCCTTCAGCTGGTTTAACAGTTTCCTTTTCATCATTGTTTAATGTCAACATTGCTATGTCTTGGTCATCCAATATAGCATGCAAGAATGTCATAGCATCTGGTGATGCGTGGTCTATCTCATTGATAACTAATCTACCACCATTACGCCATGCTTGTATTGCAATACCATCATGCCATTGGAACGTACCATCTGAACTAGGTTTATAGAAACCTTCTAAGTTAGCAGATGCAGTATCCTCTGTCATAGTTATTTGATAGACATTGGGTTTACCATCCATGTCTAAGGGTGTGCTTTGTTTAACAGCACTGTATGTTTTGCCTGTGCCTGGAGGACCATAGAGTAATACTCTACGTGACTTTCCTAGCACTGACGCTATCATTTTCCAACAATCATTTTCAGTTGTCATAATTTATCCTTTCTATTCTTCCTCATCTTTAGTTATAAATTTACAATATATGTCAACCATATTTGTATCTGTATTTTTCCTTTGCTTTATAACAAACCTACCTACAGCTGCTAGGTGTGCTATATTTCTTTGAGTCATAGACTCTATATTATGTTTTACCCCACTAATCCATTTGTCAGATTTACCAATTACATACCATGTATT